GAATGCTGGGCGGCACCTGCTGGGGCAGCGGGTACGCTGTGGCCATGCACGGGCACCTGTTGAGCTTCAATCATCGGTCACTTCCTTATTGAATTTGGAGATTTTGCAGTGCCTCGGTTTGGGCGGCTGCGGCTTCTGCTCCAGCCATCTGGGACTGGGCGGTCTGCTGGGCCTCTTGGGCTTCGGCTTCAGCGGCCATTTGCTCGTCTGACTTGAACAGCAACGTGGTGTCCACACTGCGGCCCGAGTATACGAGGTCAGCCAACTTGGACATGTCGATACGGGAGTCAACCTGGGACAGCACTGGTGCGATTGCGGCCAGCTCCTGTGCGGCGGCGAGTACGTTCTGAACGTCTACGCTGCGGCCAAGTGCCGGAATACCGGCCATCACATCCAACTTCACATCCTCGGTAATGATACCTTGGAGTGCGCCTGGGTTAATCTCAAGCAGGAGGACGGGGGCCATAGGCACCTGCATACCCTCGGCCAGGGAGCTGTACACCCCGCCGAGGACGTTCTCTGCTTCGAGGGCGTCACGTCGAATCTCATAGGCGGTCACACGTTCTGCGTCCCGCGTGTTCGCGGTGTACATGAACGCTCGTGCCAATCGACTGAACACAGACTCGATGTCGGCTGACATTGCCTGAATCTTCTGCGAGGAACCGGACTCGTGGAAGTTCACGGAGTCAGGAGTACCGGCCACCCACTCACCAGACTCACTCTGTGCGAGGGTGTCGATGTCGGTTCCGGTGCCGGGTGCCACGAGATTCACGATCTTCATGGACTCGACCTCGTACAGGGTCAGGGCTTGTGACAGCTCAGACAGCTTGGCGAAGTCACCTGCGAAGTCCTCGACCAGACCACGACCGTAGTGTTCACCTGCAATGAGGTTCCAGGTCGGGGCGTGCCACGGGCAGTTATGCTCAGGGTAGTACCCTGGCTTGCCAACCGGCAGGCCCTCAATCTCCTGGCTCACCTCGAAGCCGGAACGCTTACCGCGTTTCACTCGCTTGATGCAGGTGTACAGTTCCAGGGGTTTCGGGTCGGGGGTCTGCAATAGGTTCGGGTGGCGAATCAGAAGCTGCTCCTGGAACTTCTTGTCCAGTTCGGTCACGTCCACGTACTCGCGTAGAACGGCACATTGCAGCTTCCCACGTCCATCCCGCTTTGCAGAGAAAGATTGCAGGCCATAGGCCACTGTCTTACTGGCTTCACTGTCCCGGTATAGCAGGACGTTCCCAGTGACAATCAGGTGTTTCAGTGCGATCACGAGTTGGTTGTAACTCGCATTCTTGAACAACTGCTGACAGGCATCCATTTCCATGCGTGCCAGCGATGCTGAGATTTCAGACGGAGACAAGCCAGCCTGTTCCGACTGCTGCTTCAGTTCCTCACTAAGGGTGACTCTAAAGAACGGGCGCGAACTTGGGAACAGTAACGAGGCCAATTTCGCAGACAGGTTGTTCACCAGGAGTGCCCCCATACCCTGAAAGTCTCGCTCCAGGTTCTGTTGGGTTCCGGCGAACGCAGCCCGCTCCACGTCGGCCATGAGTGATGCTACCGTCCAGCGGCTGTACTGCACGCACCGTTGGACAAGGCTGTCATCCCGGTATCGCTCGAACAGTGCCTTCAATGTGGTTTGGGCCATGTGCTGTCCTTAAACGATGTCGATGCCGAGGGTTGTGGACAGAGCGGGCATCTTCCGCTTACGCTTCTGGTTAGGCTGTGTCTGCTCGGCGGAGCCACCGGCCACCACCTCAGCCACCTCTGCGCCTTGTTCCTGGGCGATCTTCTGTAAGTTCTTCTGCAAGGTCTCCGCTGCGAGCTGACGCTGCATTTGTTCGGCAGCCTTGGCCTTGCTCTCCAGTTCAGCCTCCTGGGAGCGACGAGTGGTTTCCTCGTACTGTTGCTGAGTCTGGATTCGTTGCAGCTCGGCTGCCCGTTCAGCGGCGCGGGCAGCAGTTGTACTGGGTCGGGAAAAGAGGGAACCCATGATTTCTCCTTATGCTTGTAGGCCGAGGTTACTCGACAGCGAGCCTCGGCCACGGCGGCGCTTGTCATCACCCCCGGCACCATCACCGGACGCACCGGCGCTTTCAGCAGCGGTACCCGACGTAACTGTCTCGGGGATGTTCTCGTCTTGGCGGTTCTGCATGTTCATGTTCGATGCCCAGGCCCGGTTCCGCGCGGCGGCTGCCTCCGCAGCTTGTCGCTGCTGCTCCAGCTCTGCCAGCCGCTGTGCGTGTGCGGCGGCGTCTGCGTCACGCTTCTGGATTGCTCCGCTGTAGACGTTGTTGAACTGGGTGACGAGGTTGTCGTACGTGGCACGGTTCTGGGCGTGGCGTTGTAGGCCAGACTCAAGCGCGGCTCGGTTTGACGCTGCCGTGTCGTTGTCACCGGAACCCATGTATGCTTGGGCGTTGAAGCCGGTGCTGGAACCTCCGTAGCCGCCGCTAAGGCCGAAAGCACCACCACCTTTACCGATCTGGTCATAGATGCTTTGCAGCTCCTGGTAGGCGTCAACAGAGAATCCGATTACCTCGTCCATCTTCTGATTGAACTGGCCACTCAGGTCTTTCCACGCGCCGTGCTGCGAGGCACCGGCAAGATACGGGTCAAGCTGGGCGTAATACGCACCTGTGGCCATGCCACCAGCATCACCGCCCATGTCAGTGTAATCCCCGCCCAGGAAGATCAGGCCAGCACCACCGTATTGGTTTGGGTTTAACTCGTTGTACGGGTTCGTGGTCTGTATCAGATTACCCCACGCGGTCTTGGTCTGTTGCGTCTTACCCGCGAACAGCCTTTCAAAGTCTGCCATCGTAGCCATACGCTACTCCTTCACATGGATATAGCGTACGGTGTATGTGTACGCTGCGGTTCGTTTAATGACACGGATGGTCTTGGCTCGACCAGCCCGTGCAAGTCTGTGGAACTCTCGCATAAGCACCTTCCCCAGTCCAGGGGATTCGCTGTATGCCACTTCGACGCTTAGGGTCAGTCCTACGTGGACATCTTCATCGAATGTAACCACAGCCGCAGCTTTAAGCTCTGTAGCTCCACTACCCGTGACATCAAATACTCCAATCTCGAAGCGGTCGAACATCACCAGCTTGTCGTAGAACCCTGCTATGAAGTCAACCTTGCTTTGCAGTTGCAGTTCCTCACGCTCTGACCAGATTCCATCCATCCAGGGAATCGCAATGTGTACCCTACCTGGGTCACCTGCACGGTAGTAGTCGCACTCAGTATTCATTGTCTGTCAGACTCTTGATGTGCAGTACCACACTACGTACCCCACTGTTCCACCTTAGCTGTGCATCACTGGTGGTGTGACTACCAGGGTTTTCTCCGAATACCTTCTCCAGGTACTCATACTGTTTCTTGGTGAATCTTACAGGAGCATTACTGATTGCTCTAGCATCTACATGTTCTACCTTAGCCATACTTGTATACTCCTAGTGTACTTATTCCACTACCTGTGAACTCTATACTCTACTGTGTGTACTATGTACTCTCTGTTTACTCACTCTACTCTGTACTCTATCACTCTGTGATTCAGACCGACATTATAGTCGGGACGTACCTATGTGGTTCAATTCTTTCTCCACCTAGTGTGAACTCTATTGGTATTATGTAAAGTACAAGGCGACTTCCTCAATGTTTTCAGCGACTTAGAAACGCAAAAAGCCCCCGCAACCCGAAGGCTGCGAGGGCAGGGTACTACGAGAAAAAGAACTCAGAATCAAGCACTGCGTCCAGGTTAAAATCCCCCTGGGCCGGAGGTTCCAGGTCAGTGCCAACCTCCTGGCAGAACTTCTCCAGGATGTTCGACTCAGTGTACAGCTTGTGGAACTGCTCGCGGATGTGGCGGTGCATGGCGTCCACGTCGCACGGGTGGGTACCGAAGGAGTCATGGATGGCGACCATCGACAGGCCGTCCAGACGCATCGCTTCAGCCGTCATGGTGAGGTGAGCTGCGTCCAGGGCGTGTACGAAGTTCGGGCTGATGGCGTTCCGCATGGAGTGTGGCCGTGTGCCGCCGTCGTAGTCGCGGACTGCAACGTAGGACACACCGCACGACCGTAGCCGTATACGGGTCTCCTTGAAGGACTGGTAGTCGTGCTGGACAGGGAACCCCGTGGGGCTTGTCCACTCCATCCTGGTGTTCTTCGGATGGTTGCTGGCTACCTGCTGGAGCCACCGCATTGCAGACGCGGCAGCCGGTACAGCCTTCTCAATGCCCTCGAACAGCTTCTTCCCGAGGTACTGGTAGAACATGAAGGCAGACTGGTCAGGCACCTTCACCTGGGGCAGTTCAGCTTCAACCCAGTCCCGTACGTGGTGGGTGGTGCCCAGCAGTGTCGCACCGTACAGGTACGTCATCACTGGGTGCTTCGCCAGACCACGGGGAATGCCACCCTCTACACTCAGCCAGAAGTTCGCCAGGGCACGGGTGTTCTCGTCCTCAGCGAACTCAGCGTCGTGCTGGACAGACTTCAGGGCTTGGTAGGCCACGGACATGTAAATGTCCATCTTCGGCCCCATGTCCTTCGCGTCGTCCAGGTTCACCGCGTTCGCAGCAACTGGGTCACGCAGCAGGGCAGCGAAGTGCTGGATGCCGGAGCAGGTTGCGTCCATGTGAATCGGGATGCCGGTGCAGTACGCAGCCGGGTTACCGCCCCTGTACGCCTCACGCAGCTCCCAGGCGGCACTGAACATGCACCAGGGGGCGTCGGTACCCCAGACATCTGGATGATCTTCTGGGGCGTCCAGGGCACGCTCAATGGTCTCCCAGTTCTCGTCCGTCCACTTCGCCCGGTCAACCATGCGGGTCTTGTCGTAGCCGAAGCTGTTCGCGACGTGAACCTTCAACCAGAAAAGACCACGCTCGCCCAGGGGCTTCTTGTCCGAAAGATGTAGCACACTTTTGGACAGGTCACTGCCCTGGGGATTCGGCAGACCACGGTAGTACCACCGGCCACGGCTGTCCAAGTACACGGGGAAC